TGTTTGAACATGCCGTTCAATGTCGCAGCCGGTAACAGCTCGGGCTACAACTATGCCTCTGGTCGGCTTGATCATCAAACCTATTACAAGGCAATCCGGGTCGAGCAATCACACCTCGAGCGATCGGTTCTCGATCGCATTCTCGCTGCTTGGCTCGATGAAGCCGCTCTATTGCCGGACTTGCTTCCAACGGGACTAGGTCCCTTTGCTCAGTGGCCACATCAATGGTTTTGGGATGGGCACGAACACGTCGATCCCGCGAAGGAAGCCTCTGCACAAGCCACTCGCTTAACCAGTCACACCACAACGCTGGCGGATGAATACGCCAAGCGCGGGCAAGACTGGGAAACACAGCTTCGCCAACGGGCGAAGGAACTCGCGCTCATGTCGGAGCTTGGTCTAGCTACCGAGACGGTCACTCCCACCACCAATCAGGAAAACACCGATGCCCAAGACGAGGAAGTCCCTGCCGATGACGCTTAAGCCCCAGCAAACCCAAAGCCAACTGAGCATCTCGGCAACTGCGGTGTTCGACATCGATGCCTCTGCCGATGGTTCCACCCCGGCAGCGCTGCCCAAGTTCCGCATGGTCGCCTACACCGGTGGCCCCATGCGTGTATCGGGTTGGCGTTACCCGGTGATCATCGATCTGGCTGGTATGTCGATCCCCTCGCAATCTCGGCCGATCCGCTTTGGACACGATCCCCTCTCGGGTGTCGGGCACACCGATGCGATCCGAGTCGAAAGCGGCCAACTGATCGCCACAGGTGTTGTCTCGCGGGATACCCCGGCAGCACGCGAGGTGGTGGTTAGTTCCAAGAACGGATTCCCCTGGCAAGCCTCAGTGGGTGCCGGTGTGGATGAATTCGAATTCGTCAAAGAAGGTCAAAAGGTAACCGTCAACGGAACGCAATACAGCGGACCGGTGAACGTCGTCCGCAAGTCCTCCCTTGGTGAAATCAGCTTTGTAGACCTTGGTGCCGACGGAGCAACCAGCGCGAGTGTCGCAGCTCAGGCATCTTCAAACTCTGGAGAACCAAACATGGACGATCCGCAAACCCCAGTTCAAGACGATACAAACACAACTCCGACCACTCCAGTTGTTCCGAATCAGGCAACCCCAGAGCCTGTGACAACGCAAACGGAAGTCACTGCGGCTATTGAAGCCATGCGAACGGCGCATGCAGCCGAACTGGAACGTATCGCTGGAATTCGTAAGATCTACAGCGGTGTGCTGCCTAAGCTCGAAGCCCAGGCAATCCGTGAAGGTTGGACGTTGGAGAGAGCTGAGCTCGAGAAAATTCGAGGCAGCCGACCCGAGGTTCCCGCGATCCACGTTCAGCAAAACACCATCAACGCTCCAGTCTTGGAAGCGGCTTGTTACCTGGCGGCCAATCTCTCGAATGTCGAGGAGATTGCCGATGAGCAATCGCTTGATTTGGCAGCCAGAAAATTCCGTGGTGGGATTCATTTGCAGGAACTGCTGCTCGAGGCAGCTTGGGCAAACGGTTACTCGGGTCGCAACTTCCGAGACCATCGGGCGGTGATGAGAGCGGCTTTCGGCCACTCCATCGAAGCCAGCTCGGTGAGCAACATCGACATCGGAGGCATTCTTTCGAATGTCGCTAACAAGTTCCTCCTGGATGGTTTCTTCAGCGTCGAACGAACCTGGCGAAACATCTGCGCGGTGCGCAACGTTTCGGACTTCAAGACCGTGACCAGCTACCGGCTCATTGGGAAGGACCAATACGAATTAGTCGCCCCAGGTGGTGAGCTCAAGCACGGGAACCTCGGCAGCGAGAGCTACACCAACCGAGCCGACACCTACGGATTGATGATGGCCGTCGACCGGCGCGACATCATCAACGACGACCTGGGTGCGATCACCACGGTGCCAAGGAAACTCGGTCGTGGCTCGGGCCTGAAGATCAACGATGTTTTCTGGACGATCTTCATGAACAACAGCGCGTTCTTTACCGCGGGCAACAAGAACTTCCTGACCGGCACCGACACGGTGCTGTCGATCGACGGGCTCACCAAGGCCGAGGTCGCCTACTACGACCTGGTGGATTCCGATGGCAAACCCATTGGAACGATGCCAGCGGTGATGTTGGTTCCGACCGCTCTCTCAGCGATCGGATCGCAACTCTATAAATCGATGGAGATGCGAGACAACACGGCCAACGCTCGTATTCCGATCACCAACCCACACGTCGGCAAGTTCCGTGTGGAAGTAAGCCGTTACTTGGCCAATGCCCTCTACACCGGCAACTCGTCGAAGGCTTGGTACCTGATGACCGATCCGAACGACCTGCCTCTGATCGAGGTCGCGTTCCTCAACGGTCAAGAAGCTCCGACCATCGAAACAGCCGATGCGGACTTCAACGTGCTGGGCGTTCAGATGCGTGGCTACCACGACTTCGGTGTCGCACTTCAAGATCCACGTGCAGCCATCAAGTGCAAGGGCGAAGCATAAGCCTCGCCCAGCACATCTTTCCAAGTTTCATTCGATCCATCAGTTGAGGTTTAGCTCACTATGCCACAGGCAACATTCATTCAAGAAGGTCATTACATCGATCACACCCCGGTCAGCGCTTTGGCGTCTGGGGATGTGGTTGTCCAAGGGGATCTGGTCGGCGTTACAGTTCGCCCCCTGGCAGCCGGGGAAGTCGGCTCGCTGGCAGTCGATGGTGTTTTTGATTTCACCAAAAACACGGGCGTCGCCTTCACGGTCGGCACCATCTTGTACTGGGACGACACTAACAACGTCGTGACCACGACTTCGGCGGGTAACAAATCCATTGGCAAAGTGGTCCGAGCAGCTGCTTCGGCAGATACCACCGTTCGGATGCGACTCAGTCAGTAATCATCGCATCTAAATCGTTTCATTTGTCTCCATCGTTTCATCAATCGCAGGAATCACTATGAAAGCCAAATGTCTGTCGTTGGTTCTTCTGGTGGCTGTTTGCATGGCCACCTTGTCGTTCGCCCAAGAAAAAATCTGCATCAATGGGGTTTGCCAAGCCGGGCAAGTCCAGAGCACCATCGTTCTTGATCCACTTCGAGAAGACTTGAAGCTGGTGGATCAATCTCCACGAGCAACTGCCGATGGTGTCGCTGGTGACCGATTCGATCAAGTCGTCCGGGCTACGGTTCGGGTTACGGTTAGTGGCGTATGCGGCAGCGGAACGGTCGTTGGACGTACCTCGGAAGGTAACGCGATCGTCCTTACCAACGCCCACGTCGCCGGTACTACGCGTGGGCGAACGGTCAACGTCGAGCGTTGGAATCCTAATGGCTCCAGTGAGAAAGGGACAGGAACGATCATCGCCTCGGGGTATGGCAAGGGGACGAGTGTCGATTTCGCTTTGCTCAAATGCAATGGTTCTTTTGCAAAGGATGTCGAGCCAATTCCATTGGCGGATCGCTACCCAAGCAACCAATCGTCGGTCACAACCTTCGGTTGCCCACGGTGCGAATGGCCAAGCCTGCAGGTTCTTCGGCTCAACCGCAAGGAGGGACAAATCCTCTCGTGGAAGCCGGAAGCCATCGGAGGACGCAGCGGATCGAGCCTGATCGATTACACCGATGAAGGCCCACGAGTCGTTGGCTTGCTCACTTGGGCAGGTGGTGGCGAAGGGCTCGGGCAATCGACTCCGTTTCTTCTGAGTGCGATGCGAGGCAAGCTTCCTGCAACCCTGGATGGACTTCCAGCTGGTACTCGTGAAGTGAGTTGCCAAGTCGATGAAAGCCAGGAAATGGTTCAAGTTCCATCGACAATCTACGGCGAGCCGCTGCAGGTCCCATTGGGATTCTTGGCAGCGGCGGAACCTCAAGATGATCTGATTGATTCGATCGTTGATCGCCCAAAGCTAAGACCTTCCCCAAACGAGCCTGACAATTCTGGCATCATCACTGATCGAATCAAGGAGAGATACTTGTGGAGTACGACGAGCATCGTTGCAACGTCAGCTGGTTCAAGCATTGCGATCATCTTGGGTTTGCAATATGGAATCCCCCTGGTGCTTGGTGCTATTCGAAAAGCACGCAAGAACCGTGGAAAAACACTTCTTGATGATGAGCAGTTCAATCAGCTGATGGATCAGTACTCTCAACTGATCAAGCTCGTCGAGCAAAACGGAAAGACACCTCCGGACATCAAGAGCTAAATGGAGCGTTTGCGATGGCAGATATGCTCCAGGCAGGTCAAGAGTGGCTAGCCAACCAGCTCAAAACCCACGCTTCCAACACAGTGGTTTATGTGCGGGGAGCAAACCAAGTAAGCGTCACGGCCATCATCGGCCGGACGCTGATGAAACTCGAAGACGGTTACGGTGGGGTTCACATGCAATGGACCGACCGTGACTTTCTCGTTCCACCTTCGGAGCTTGTTTTGGCTGGATCGGAAACCTTGCCAGAGCGTGGTGACACGA